CGCTCGGTGGTCGCGAGGTCGTAAAGAATCCACGCCGGGTTGTCGCTCCACGCGATCCTGAAGGTGCCGTCCCATGTGCCGCTGTAGGTGCGCGCGACGGGATCATAGTTCGTCGGCACCTGCACGCGGCGCATCTTCATATCGAACGACAGCTTCGGGATCTGGCGGAACGTCGAGGCATCGACCTGCACGCCGACTATCGCGGAGTACGGGTACATCAGGTTTGAATCGACGATCTCGGTCATCGTCTCCCACTGGAAGGCGTTGGCGAGGTACTGCGTGGTCGAGTCTGGCGTGAGGCGCCGCACGCGGATATCGTAGGTGCCGCCGACCGTGCCGAAGCGCGCGAGGCTGATGCGATAGCTGCGCTGGTAGCGGCTCGACGTCTTGCCGGTGACCGTGTCGAGGTAGGCCTGCTGGAAGCCGCCGCCGTTCTTCTGCACGTCAAGCGCGAGTTGCACGGTCACGCCCGTCACGTCGCCCGTTGTCGTGTCGGTGTTCGACAGCGCCGGGAAGCCGAGCGTCAAGCGCACCGCGTTCAGGTTCGGGTTCGTGACGCTGCGGATCACAGGCGCATCGACCGTCACAGTGACGCCCACGCTCGACTCGGACTCCGTTGCGGAGAAGCCAGTGATCGGTGCCTGCGTGGCGGTGCCATAGCGCCACTCGATCCCGGCACCGACGAAGTTCCACGAACCATCCGGGTTCGCGAGGGGCGTGTCGTCGACATAGATGCCCTGCGCATCGCCCACGATGCCTTCGACCTCGCCCTCACAGATCAGGTTGATCACGCGGGCATACTGCGTGGAGCGCAACGAGTCGGGTGCCTCGACTGGCGAGCGCGAACCACCGCCGCCGCCCTTGCCACCGCCGCCGCCAGCACCAGTGATGGGTACGAGGTCGCGTTTGCCCATCAGGACACCACGATCTCGTTATTGGTCGAGAAGCCCACGCTGATGATCGCCGAGCCAACCAGCAGCCGGCCATAGCCTAGTGGCACCGGGCCGCCTTGCCCCATCGTGTTGACCGCGCCATCGAACGCAAGCGATGGCTCGTTGTCGGCCTTTTCGGGCGTGGCCGTGCCCTTCGGACGCGGAGCCAGCAGTTGCGCAAAACCGGAGAGTGCGAGCGACACGCCGAGGCTGATCATCGCGGTGCCGACCACCGGCACGAACACGCCCACCACCGCGATCGCTGCGCCCGCGATGATCTTTCCCCACGCGCCTGCTCCCCGCACGAGCGGCACCACCTTGAGCACGCCCTTCACCAGCGGATAGTGCAGGTCGGCCTCGTCGTAGTCCTGATGCTCGCCGCGCACGACGAAGTGGCGTGTGGCGTGCTCGCGAAAATAGACGCGCAGCCCGGGAAGCTGCGTCATCAGCGCGTGCAACGCCTCGCGCGGGCTGCGCACCGAGAGCGTCCATTCGCGTCCGAAGCGGCGACGCAGATCACCATAGAAGCGAACTGTCAGCATCACGCCTCCTCCATGAGGTCGAGCATCGAGCGATGCCGCAGCACGGCGCTGGTGCGGCGCTGGTAGAACTCCTGCAGGACCTCGCGGCGCGATAGCTGGTCGACGAGATGGTGGAGGATCACATTGCCGCCCACATACACCGCCATGTGGTTGTCGCGCTTCGCGCGGATGCGCATGAGCAGCAGGTCGTGCTTGTGCAGCACGCCGAGCGCCGCCGCGTCGAGCGGGCCTTCATGCACGACGACGAAGCCCTCCTGGCCGAAGTTTTCGCGATACAGGTCGGGGCCGTCCTCGCGATCCCACCAGCCGTACTGCCTCGGATAGTCGTTGAGCGTGATGTCGAGTTCGGCGGCATACCAGTCGCGCGCGATGCCGTAGCAGTCATGCACGCCATGCACGAACGTGCGGCCCGGGAAAGGTGCCAGAAATGGCACCGGCTGGTTGACCGTGAAGGTGCCGAGCGGATGGTTGACGATGATCCACGGCAGGCCCGTCTGCGCCATCGACGCGCGATCGGCATCGGTGGGCGTGGGCGGCGTGAAAACGTGCGAGTGCGCATAGGCGACGATCTCGCCCGCGTCCTCGGCGTGCGCTGCGTCGGCGGGATCGATCGTGAACTGGTCGGCCTCGTGCGCGAGGTTGCGGCACGGCATGTACTCCAGCGCGCCATCAGCCTTGCGCACGACAAGGCCGCAGCACTCGCGCGGAGCCTGTGCATCCGCGTGAAGCTGGATCAGCGGCAGCACCGCAGTGAAGTCGGGTGTCGGCGTGTTCATCCCGTATCTCCTCACCGATAGGCCGATGCGCCGGGGAATGCCCCGAACGGAAGCCAGCCCGCCGCGCCGAAGCGCATCTTGCAGGACGCGAGCCGCTTGCCGCATTGATCCCTGTTCGGATCGGCGGTCGGGTTGTCGTTGATGTCGGCCACCGGCCCGCCCGCATAGCCGCAGCCGTCGCCGCGATAGCGCCACGGACACGAGTTGCGGATGATCTGGCGGCGGGGCAGTTGCACGCCCTGCACGTCAAAGGCGACCGCGAGTTCGAACTCGACGGTCTGCGGGTCCTCGTGGGTCTTCTGGTTGACGAAGAACAGGTCGTCGGGGAAGGCCGCATTCGGGTCCGCGTCGGGATTGACAGCGCCCGGGAAATTGACGGCATCGAGATAGCGCAACAGTGTGCGTCTGCGGATCACCTTCGCGCCGACGATATCGCCATACAGACGGCACAGTGCGCTGATGATGCCCGTCACGTTGGACACTGCGAGCCTCGGGCGTGGCAGCGTGCCTTGCCCTTTGATCTCGAAGCCGGTCGCCGTGACGGGATAGCGCTGGTACGTGACGCCCTGCCACACCACGTCACTGCCGAGCGCGTTGGTGCCGGGATGGAAGTAGACGGTCTGCGCACCGAAGCGCGACAGGTCGAGCACGTATAGCTCGATCACCGCGCCCGGGTTGAGCGACTGCGCGACGCCAGGGATCGTGCTCATACATGCACCTGCTGGAACTGGGCGTTGACGTTCATCGTGCGCTCGCCGTCGACGAGCATGTCGCCATAGGTCCACGACCACGAAGGACAGATCACGTCGAGCGGAGTGGCGGTGCGGGGCGGCGTCCAGTTGAACACGTCCACGCCGTTGCGCGCGGAGAGGAACGCGAGCACGGCCTCGGCCTTCGAGGCGGTGAGGTTGGTCAGCCCCACGCTCCACATCTGGTCCTGCGTGTTGATGCCTGCGGGACGGCGCTGCGCATAGCCGTCACCGAACTGTGCGATGCGCACGCGCGGCTCGACGTCGGCCTGCGCGGTGCTCACGCACCAGTCGAAGATCAGGCCGCTGGCCTTTGGGCCGGTGCGCTTCCAGCGCGCAAGCCATTCGTCGAAGGTGGTCGTGATCATGCGAGCAGCCCTCCCGACCGTTTCTCGTTGGCGATGACCTGCTTGACGATCATGGCGATGCGCTTGGCGAGTTCGACCGCCCTCGCGCCGTCGCCATCGGTGGTCACGGCACCCGAGTCGGAGTTGACGTTGATGACGATGGAGGTGCCGCCCGCGCCGGGGTCGCCGGTCGTGATGCGCCCGGGCACGTTCGGCGTGAAGTACTCGCCCCGCAGAGGCGTCTCGTTGACGCGATAGGTCGTGCCCGCCGAGACCGGGCCACCCGCCATGCGGCGTTCGAAGAACGAAGCAAGCGCGCCCGTCCAGCCGCTGTTATTGATGCTGCCGACAAGCGGTTCGAACACGTTTTTGTAGACGAGCAGTTTCGCGATGTCTTTGAGCATCGCCGTCACCATCTCGCTAAAGCTCACGCTCGCGTCCTTCGTCGAAAAGATGAAGTCCACCAGCGCGTCGCTCGACTTCTTGCCGAAGCCTTCGACCGCCTGTTGCAGCGACTTCAGCTGCTCCTTCATCGGATCGGTCTTGTCGATCGCCTCCTGCAGCTTCTTCGCCTGCAGTTCCTGTGCGGCGGCAAGCCGCTCGGTCGACAGGAACCCGGCCTGCTGCGCGGCGACGAGGTCGGTCATCGTGCGCACGTACTCGCGCGTCGGATCGAGCGCATCGAGCGTGCTGTCGGCCAGCGTGCGCAGCCCTTCGACACGCGCGATCTCGGCCTTGTCAGCGTCGTCGCGAACCTTTTGCAGATCTTCTTCGGCCTGCTTCGCGGCTTCGTTGGCGGCAGTCAGATCGAGCGTGGCCTGCTTGAGGTCGGTCAGGTTGCGCTGCTGCTCGGTGGTGAACTTCGCGAACTTCGGATCGGTGAGAAGCATGAGCATCTCGTCGCCGTTCGCCTGAGCGGCGCGGTACTGGTCCTGCAACGACCTGAGCATGTTCCCGTACTCGTCGACCTCCTTCTTCGCGCTCTTCGCGGCCTTTGCGTTCGCATCGAGGTTCGCGGTGAACTGCACAACGGGCCGCGAGTCGATCGACCGGTATGCATCGGCTTGGGCCTTCGCAGCCTTCGCGGATTCGGAGGCCGACTTGCCGATGCGCACCTGCGCGTCATGCACCTTCGTGAGGTCGTCGCGCGCCGTGTTCCATGCGTCCGAGACGATCTTCGCGGCGTTCTTCATGCCCTCGAAGGACGCCTCCTGATTGAGCGCCTGCCCGACGGCGGAGGCCAGCTTCGCGAACGATGAGAGGGTGCCCGTCAGACCAACGATCACCTGCATGGCGATCTTCGCGGTGCCGACGATCCCGTCGAGCACGCCATTCCAGACGGTGCCCTCGGTCGCGGCTTCCTTGAGGATTTTCACGACCTCGGAGATCGCGGGCTGCATCTCCGTTGCCATCACAGCGGCGGCACCTTTGCCGAGGTTGCTGATGCGCGTGAGGTCGTCGTTCAGATCACCCATCGCCTGCGCGGTCGTGCTCGACACGATGAGGCCCATATCCTCGGCCTCTTTGCGCATCGCCTCGATGCCTTCCTTGCCTCCGTTGAGCAACGGGATCAATGCCTGACCCTGCTTGCCGAACAGTTGCGTCGCCACCGCGGCCTTCTCGGCACCGTCCGCGAACTTCGGAAAGACGCCTGCGATCTCTTCGAACGCCTTGCCCGGGTCCATCTTGCGCAACTCGTCGGCGTTTAGGCCGAGCGCCTTGAATGCGGCGGCGCTATCGCTCAACGGATCGCGCGCTTCGAGCAGCGACTTGTTTAGCCCCTTGAACGCGGTCGACAGATCGTCGAGCGACACGCCCGCGAACTCACCGGCATAGGACAGCGCGGAGAGTTCAGCCGTGCTGGTGCCGATGCGCTGCGCCAGCTTGCCGAGCGCGTCCATCTCGTCGATGGATTGCTTCACCTTGTCTGCGAAGCCACGCGCGAAGCTCATGGCGAACTGCGCGCCCTGTAGCACAGCGATGCCCGCCACCGAGTTCGATATACCCTTGAGCGAGGATGTGATCGTGTCGTTCGCCTTCGCCATGTCCTGACGCAAGTGCGCCACGTCAGCAGCAAGTTCGAAGATCAGCGAACCAGCGGATGCCATTGCCTTACCTCCACGCTGCTATTTCATCCTCGACGGTGAGCACCTCGGCTTCATCGCCTGGTGCGTTGCCCCACCCGAAAAGAACGTTCGCCCACATGAAAAGCTCGTCCGAATCCATGCGCGCTTCAACTTCCCCGGCCGTCATGTGCAGATGCGAGGCCACCGCAAAGACGAGGCGCATTACCGGGTCGGTCAGTCTTTTTTTGCATCGGCGGGCTTGTGACCACAGAGCAGCACCGTCGCGTCGACCAGCTTGCGCAGGTCGGGCAGTACATGCGCGGGCAGGCCCGCGATCGCGGACGGCGTGAAACGCTCGCCGTTCGGGCCGTGCGCCATTTCGCACAGCAGGTCGTAGCCGAAGTCCTCGGGCCGGTCGTCGGTGAGCTTCTGCGATAGCTCGCGGAACCGCCGCACGTTCATCGCGCGCAGCGTGACCGCGCCGAAGGAGTCCGTTTCCACCACCGTCTCCTTCGGCTGCACGACAAAGAGCTTCTCGCGCTGGGTAGCTGGTAGCCGATCGTTCATGGCATGCCCCTTATGTAGCGGTCGGCACGACAGGCGCAGCCAATGCGACCGGCGAGCCTGCCACGCCATTGATCGTCGGCGTAACCGACACGGTGAAGCTGCTCGCCGCCGCATACGTGTGCGGCGCGGTGAGGTCCGACACGCGCTCGGAAGCGCCACCATCGCCCCAATCGACGTCGAAGAAGTCGGCCTCACCGTTCGTCTCGTCGAGCGTGAGCGTGACGGCAAGCGGCGCGACACCTGCGAGCGGCGCAACGTCGACCGTCAGCGAATAGGGCGGGGCCGCGACCACGGCGGTGGTCTGTGATTTGAATGGTGCCGTCAGCGACCCTGCAACCGTGGCGATCACGGTGGGCGTAAAGCTGCCTGCCTTCGCATAGGTGTGCGGCGCGACCTTGGTCGTCACCTGTTCGACCGCCGAGCCGTCCTTCCAGTCGATCGTAAACCTGGTGCCTGCACCACCTGCCTCGTTCAGCGTGAGTGTCACTTCGAGTGGCGTCTGACCCGAAGTCGGTGCCAGCACCGGGATGAGCACATAGTTATCGGTCGTCTGCCCAGGCGGCATCGTGAGGACATCGGGGCCGGTGATCTTGAGCGTGGCCGAACCCTGCACGGCCTGATCGACACCTCCCGACTCATTGACCGACTGTACGATAACCGGCAGCGTGCGCACGGCCCGGTTCCGGTAGACGATCTCGAACATACGCGTTCGCCCATCCTTCTGCGCGTCGCGAAGCTCCTGATAGTCCGGGTCGGTCGGATCTATGAAGAAGTCGAACGTCAGCGTGCCGGGGTCCCCGAAGCCCACCAGCGAGGTCTTTTCATCGTCGCAGAGCGTCGTCGTGTCGATATCGGCGGCGGCGTTCTGGTTGATCTGATAGGACACCGCACAGACGTCGATATACGAGCGCAGCAGCCATGCCGTGTTCGCACCGAAGCTCTCGGTCTCGGCGCTTGTGTCGCTGTTGGCGAGTTCGGCGGTCTTCGAATCGAGGTTGATGTTCTGCACGACCCACGACTTGAGATCGATGCTCGCCCATCCGCTGCCGATGATGTAGATCGCCGCACCGTTGCGCAGCTTCGTCACGTCATCGAACTGCACGACGCAGGGTTTCGACTTCGAGCCACCCTTGAGCAGGCCCGTCGCAGCGGCGGGGGAATCAAGGTTCTCCAGATACATGCGCGTTTTCTGCGC